GCTTCGGGCAATCACTCCGGCAGCGGAAGCCAACCTGGCTGTGGCGCAGTTGGAAGCAGCAAAAGCGCTGGCGGACAAGATCAGGCCGCGCGCTCCCCGCGACACGGGAGAATACGCGGCCAGCATTGAGGGCGACAGGCTTGCTGCGCGTCCTAACTCTGGGGCATCCCGCGTCGGCTTGAAAGGCGAGACGAAGGACAAGAACGCCACCGGCATCTTCGCTGAATTCATATGGCGTTTTCTGGAGTTCGGGACCGTCAAGATGGCGCGGCGACCGCACATCTTCCCTAGTTACAGGGCCTACAAGAAAACAATTCGTCGGAAAATGGCAAACGCAGTCAACAAAGCGTTGAGAAAGACGAAGAAGTAAATATAATCAATAGCATGATGCGATCTATATCATGCGAAGACTGCGGCTCAGATGTTGCGGCTGGCAATACGCTGAGGAAAGTGTGTTCGGGATGCCGGGCAGAGAGAAAACGGGAGATAGACCGGCAATACGCCGCCGCCAACCGAGAGAAGGTAAGAGAAAAGGCAAGGGCGTGGCATTGGGAAAATAGGGATCGCGCTCTTGCCGCTATGAAGGCAAAGCGAGAAGCGAACCTGCATGAGATACGGACGACGGATCGCGCGAGGCATGCGGCGGACCCTTCCAAGAAACGAGCAGCAGCGCGGCGGCACCACGAAGCCAACAGGGACAAAATCCTCGCCAAGAACCGGTCACCCGAAGGGTTGGCGAGGCAGCGTGAATACGAGCGGCGGAAGCGCAGAGAGAGACCAGACTTCCGCGTCCATTCCAACATGTCGAAGGCAATCCGGAACTCCCTGAAGGACAAGGGCGGCAGGTCGTGGGAAGCGATCCTAGGGTACACTACTGAGCAATTGATGGTGCATCTGGAGCGCCAGTTCATTCGCGGCATGACTTGGGAAAACTACGGCCCGGTGTGGGAGGTTGACCATATCGTGCCGAAGGCCAGTTTCTCATTCGCATCACAAGCCGATGAAGGTTTCCAGCGGTGCTGGGCTATTTCGAACTTGCGCCCCTTGTGGGCGGAAGCAAACCGCAAGAAAAGCGGGAACCGAACCCATCTGCTTTGAAGGCGAGGTTACATGAGCCCAACACTGGAATTGCAGGGCGGAATAACGGCCCGCCTGAAGGCATCATCCGCCGTAGATGCGCTGGTCGGAACGCGCATCTACGACAACGTGCCGCGCTCGCCAGACGGGGCCGTGACGGCGCAGTTTCCCTTCGCAGCCCATAGCGCAAGCGATGAAGTCCAGAACGATGCCGACTGTATCGAGGCAGTGGATGTCACCTACGAAATCGAGGCGTGGTCGAACAAGCCAGGCTTTGTGGAAGTGCTGAAGATCGCCGACGCAATCAGGCGTTCGCTGCACAAATTCGAGATGAGCTTGTCCACCAACGCATTGGTGGAACTTAACCATGTTCAGACCCGGAAGTTTCGCGATCCTGACGGCGTGACCTCGCACGTCATCCTGGAGTTTGCCGCAACTATCGAAACACCGTTGAGCCCGGATAGCCCGGCCTAACGGCGCGTCCACAAACCCGCCCTTGGACAAGGCCCTCTCAGGCCCGTCGTGACGACGCGCCAGTCCCTCAGAAGGAAAACCCAGCATGGCACAGCCAGTAACGGCTAGGTTTGGCAAGTTCGTTGTCAGCCTGGAATCCGCCGACTCTCCAAACGTCTTCGAGGCCCCGTGCGGGGTCACCTCGAAATCGCTGGTCATGGGCAAGAACCTCTCTGAGGTGTCGATCCCAGATTGTCTCGATCCTGACGCCGTGATTTGGCTCGGGCGCGACGTTCAGAGCCAGACTTCCTCTATCACAGGACAAGGCGTTCTCGCTGCGGAGTCAGTGCCTCGCTGGCTTGCCGCTTACGAGAGCGCATCGAGCGTCGAATGCCAGGTCGAAGTCGAGTTCTCGACCGGTACCCTGCTCTTTCAGGGCAACTGGCATCTGGAAACCTGGACCCTCGGCGCCGAACAGGGTGGCCGCGTCACAATTGACGTGTCCATGCAGTCGGATGGCGAGATCGCCGGAAGCTGGACGCCCGTCTAATGAGCCGTGACGGCAGCATCACGTTTACCTGGGGCGACGACGACCGGACGTTCAGGCTTGGATGGGGCGAACTTGAGAAGTTGCAGGAAGCGTGTGATTGCGGGCCGTATGTGCTTCTCAATCGCCTTCACTCCGGCTCCTGGCGCATCGAGGATATCCGGGAAGTCATACGCTGGGGGCTTATTGGGGGCGGGATGCCTGCGGCTGATGCCGTCAAGAAAATCCGGCTCTACGTCGAGGGTATGCCTCCTGCGGAAAACCTCGAAGCGGCGCAGAAGATCATGCGCGTCGGCACATTCGGAGCATCGGATGAAACAGTGGGGGAACAGGACGCGCCAAATCAGGAGGGGACGATAGTCTCCCCAACGGAAAGTTGAGGTTTGGCGCGATCTACGGAATGGGCGCGGTCATGGGGTATACGCCTCAAGAGGTTCGCGCCATGTCGGTCTGGCAATATCTCGCCGCCCGGGACGGCTGGTTCAAATACAATGTGCCGGATGACGGTAAGCTGAACCAGGAGGAAGAAGACGCCCTTTGGGAAATGGTGCAGCGCAAGGCTAACGGAACGAAACGCTCTTAGGCTTGCATGAAACCTTGCCCACATCGTGCTTGCCGAGGATGAATGTCTTGTCGTGGCGAGACTCCCCGGCAGGCATCTTGGAAATAACGATGTGCCCGATGTCGATGGCCTCTCCGCTCGGGTCGGTGAATACGCATGCTATCAGCGCCAGTCCGATGTCTTTCCCGCTCGTATTGGCGGTTTCCACCAGCGCCGTTGTGATGTCGTAGGTGTAGGCCACGCGGCCAATCTTGAACTCGAAATCCGCAGCAAATGCGGGTGTCGAGATCGTCATCAATAGAAGAGCTATTCGGATCATGGGCTGCATATAATGGCGACTGATACCGATACGAGCCTGGTCTTATCAATTTCGGCGGACGTTGCCCAGATGCGGCGTGCTCTGAAAAGAATGGAGGCAGACACAAGCCGCTCGACACGGGCTGTTGAAAAGCAGTTCGAGCAGATGGGGAAGAGCATTGACCAAAGCGTCAAAGACACGTCATCGCGCGTCAGCGGGTCTCTGTCTGGTCTTGCCAAGAATTTTAGTTCGGCCCTTGGAGTTGGGGCGGGCGCTTTCGCTAGTCGGGAGTTGGCTCGATATGCGGATGCTTGGACAGTCGCATCGAACAAGATAGCCGCAGCGTCTGAAATAAGCGGACGCCAAGGGCGTTCTTTGGAAGAACTTAACAAGATAGCGGCAAGAACACGCACAGGCATCACGGAAACCACAGACTTATACGCGAAGCTTTTGCGTTCTACGAAGGATGTCGCGAAGTCAGAAGAGGAAGTCGCCCGCGCCACAGAGATCGTCAACAAGGCGTTCAAGGCAGGCGGCGCTGCCACCAGCGAGCAGATTGCTGGCATCTTGCAACTTTCCCAGGCACTTGGATCGGGGATACTACAAGGTGATGAACTCCGGTCGGTGCGCGAAAATGCTCCGCTTTTGGCGCAGGCTATTGCTGATGAGTTCCATACGACAATTGCGGGTCTGAAGGAACTTGGTGCCGAAGGCGAGATAACATCCGAACGTGTGTTTAAGGCCATCTTGAACGCGCAGCCAGAAATAGAACGTGCCTTTGGCGCTACCAGAGCAACCATCTCGGATAGTATGGAGGTTATTGGGAACGCTCTCACCGAAGCGGCTGGAAAGTTCAACGATTCGACAGGCGCGTCCCAAGGCTTCGCAGATGCGGTCACCAACTATCTTGCGCCGGCAATAGTCGACCTGGGAAATTCAATCGCCGAAACCAATAAGCGACACAATGCCCTCGCCAAGGACTTGGATAATTTTTTCAGAGATACGGGAATTGAGCAAGGCGCCAAAAATATCATCGGCGCGATAAAGGAGTTGGGGCGCGCCGCCGATCCGCTTGTGCAAGCGTTCCAGTCCGCGCAAGACCAGGTAAAGGAGTCCCGCGCTTCTCTGTCTTCCGATCTCTCAGCCATTGGCGCGGACTTTGATACAACCATGCAGGCGTTGCAGGAGGCGGGCCAAGGCGAGATTGCCGGCGGTCTTTCCGGCGCCTTCGTTGGACTGACGCAAAAGATCGAAGACGGCAGCATCGCGGCCAAGGATTTTGATTCCGTCATCGCTAAACTGAGAGAAACAGGGGACGCAATGGCGTCCAACCTGGCCGACTACCTTGAGACGGTTCAGAAGAAATTCGCCGAAACAGGCGCGTCGGCTAAGAAGTCTTTCGATGACGCCGGCAAAGCGCTCGCCGAAGCGCTCGGCGCCAAGGCTCTTGATACCGTCGACGCGCTTGTAGCACGCTTTTCAAGCGCTATGCCTGACGCTGTTGGCAGGTTCACGAGCGCTCTCCGCGAAGCCGTCTCGCTCATGGGAGAGATGGATTCCGCTACGGCAACCATAGTTGGGCAGCTTTCGAGTGGCGGCGGTTTCCAGCCTGGAGATTTGAACAAGGGTGCCGGGGCCGGCTTTCTGAACTTCGGCGATCTCTCATTTGAACGTGACCTGACGGCAGCCGGCGACAGCATGGC